CCATTTATTCAGCTACCGTGGCGTTGAAAAAGCGACCGTCAGCTAATGAAGTCGATGATTTTATTGACAGCAACACAGACTTAGACTCTCTATTTAAGCAAGTTGCAGATGAAATGAACAGCGCTAACGCAGTAAAAGCAGTAGCAAAAAACATGAAGGCCTAGATGAGGACGAAAGCGTTCAAAAGAATAGTGAAGAAACGTATCACGAAATCTTGTTAAACGCATTTGCCTATCTAGGCTTTTCTGATATTTGGAAAATTGAACGCATGACGCTTGTCGAATATGAACTGCGCATGGAAGCCTATCAACTTAAGCAAGTCGATAGACAGAACGAAATTGCACTACAAGCATGGATGAACCAACAAGTGCAGGCAACAACCGGGAGCAAGACCCCTAAGCCAAAGTATCAGACCTTTGATGATTTCTTTGACAAGAAAGCAGCTATTGATAACGTGCGATCAAATTATGAACCCAATTATGAAGTATCACAGATGAGCACAACCGAACTCAAACAGATTCGAGCTCAAGTATTTTCAAAACGGATGGCTGAATTCCAGCGGTTGAAGCGCGAAGGCAAAATCATTCCGTTATCAGAAAGAAAGGAGGGAGCACATGGCTGATAGTTTTAGCGTTGAAGCAATTTTATCTGCCGTTGACCGAAATTTTTCGGGTACTTTCAAGAACATCGCGAATTCTGCGTCAAAGGTCGGTGATAGCTTTGAAAAGTCAACAAAACCAGCGGGTAATTTTGTATCAACCGTGAGCAAAATTGCTGGAGCCATAGGCCTTACCAAAGTGGTAGGGGCTATTGGCGATGGTGTGAGAAGTATGGTAGGAGAACTAGACGAATCAAGCAAAGCTTGGCAGACGTTTGAGGGGAACATGAAGTTTCTGGGTAAGACGCCTGCACAGATTTCGTCAATTGAAAAGTCACTGCAATCATATGCTCAGGAGACTATTTATAGTTCGTCTGATATGGCCTCTGCCTATGCGCAGTTTGCATCAGTAGGTGTAAAAGGAGTAGGTAGTCTTGTCAAAGGCATGGGCGGCTTAGCTGCTGCCACTGATGATCCAAAGCAAGCCATGAAGACATTGATGGAACAAGGTACACAAATGGCCGCTAAGCCGATGGTACAGTGGGCTGACTTCCGCCTAATGCTTGAACAGACTCCAGCAGGCATGGCGGCTGTGGCGAAAGCAATGGGTATGACTACCAAAGAACTCGTTCAGAATGTTCAAAACGGCAAAGTAAGCACACAGCAGTTCTTTGATGGTATCGAAAAGGCAGGCAACAGCAAGGCGTTCCAGAAGATGGCCACGAGTTACAAGACAGTCGGCGAGGCAATGGACGGCCTTCAGGAAACACTGGCAAACAAGCTTCAGCCTGCTTGGCAGGCAATGTCTAAAGTCGCTGTCGGAGCTATTAGTGGAATCATTGATAAGATTGGCGCAATTAATTTTGATTCTGTTATAGCATCAATCGGCAACTTCTTTTCTCCGTTTTCGGCATTGGTCTTGAACATCAAGACACAACTAGGCAGCTTGGGGAAGGGCGACTCGATGAGTGGGCTCAGTTCCGTTCTCCAAGGAGTCGGGTCCGTTTTACAAACCATTTGGAGCCTAGTTGGTAGTTTAGCGAATGTCGCATTTGTCAATCTGATTAGCGTTGCTCAAAAGGTCGGAGATGCTTTTAATTCGGCATTCGGTAATGGGAAAATGTCGGGAGTATTTAACGGAATCAAAAAAGCTGTTACAGATTTCGGAGTAGCAGCAATGGAAGCGATGACTACCGTTGGGGACTTTATTGCTAATCTACCATGGAAAGCAATTTTTGACGGTGTTAAGGGCGCTCTAAGCGGAGTGGTAGCTGTTTTGAAGCCAATTGCATCTATTGTTAAAGCGGCGTTTGCTAACGACATCGTTAAATCATTTGCTGCGGCGATCCTTGGAGCTGTCGGGGCCTTCAAAGCAATTGGATTAGCCATCGGCGGATTTTCAAGCGTTCTCGGTGTTTTTTCTAAAATGATTGGTCCTATTAGAGGCGTTATATCCGTTATCACTAACTTCGGGACTATCGTAAAAACGGCTGGTGGTGTATGGAAAGCGTTTGGATTGATCTTAGGCATGAATCCGTGGGTACTTTTGATTGCTGGAATTGCAGCAGTGGTTGCTGGTCTGGTGTATTTTTTCACTCAAACAAAAACTGGTCAAAAACTTTGGTCGGGATTTGTTTCGTGGTTACAAGGAGCTTGGCAAGGACTTGTAGGAGTTGCGCAAACTGTTTGGAATGCTATATCGGGTGCGTTTACATCTGCAATTAGCGGCATTCAGACAGCTTGGAGCGGCATTACAGGTTTCTTCAGCAATCTATGGACTGGGATTACGACCACGGCATCAGCTGCTTGGACAGCATTCACAACCACTCTCTCAGCTATCTGGCAAGGTGCTGTTACCGCAGCAACGGCAGTTTGGAACGCGCTATCCACATTCTTCACGACTCTGTGGAATGGAATAGTTGCAGTAGCCACCGCTGTATGGTCAACCTTTGGCGGTTCTCTGACGACAATTTGGAATGGGATTGTCCAAGTTGCTACCGGTGTTTGGAAGATGCTTAAAGCAGTTATTATGGGCCCCATTCTTATTGTCATTGATTTGCTTACTGGAAATTGGACACAGTTAAGTGCTGATCTTCAGCTTATCTGGAACAGCATTGTTTCCGCCGCTGGTCAGATCTGGAATGGCCTTGTTACGTATTTCTCCGGTATTTGGAGCCTTATTCAAACTTATGCAATGACTGTTTGGAATACTTTGGTTTCAGCTTTAGAGGGGCTTTGGAATGGCGCAGTATCTGCCGCTTCCGCTATTTGGAGTGCGCTTTCGTCATTTTTCAGCGGATTATGGAGCGGTATTGTGTCTACCACTGAGGGCGTATGGAACAGTGTTGTTTCATTCTTATCAGGACTATGGAGCGGAACAGTCAGCACATCCGAGGGAATTTGGAACGCACTTCCCGGATTCTTTTCCGGATTGTGGAACAGCATTACATCATTTTTTTCATCAGCTTGGAACAATATAAAGTCTATTGTGATTGGAGCTGCTACTAGTATTTTTAATGGTGCTAAGGCTGTATGGTCTGGTTTTACTGGCATGGTAAATGGTGTGGTTAGCGGTATCAAAGGAGCCTTCGATGCGCTTAGACACATTGATTTAATGGCTGCTGGTAAAGCAATCATGGACAGTTTCTTAAAGGGGCTTAAGAAAGTCTGGGAAGGCATCAAGAAGTTTGTTGGTGGAATTGCTTCTTGGATTCGCAAGCATAAAGGCCCAATCAGTTACGATGCCAAGCTGCTCATACCTGCTGGTAACGCCATCATGAACGGCTTGAATGCAGGGCTTACTGACAAGTTCTCAGACGTCCAAAGTAATGTTTCTAGCATGGCACAAGCTATTGCTGATAGTGCTGCTGTTACGATGCCGGCAGTGAATACTTCTCCCTTTGATGCATCATTGCAGTCGCTTAATAACAGTGTACAGGGCGCAACCTTGGCTTCAAATCTTGATGTCAACTACACTCGCAAGCAAACGATTGAGGTTCCTCTGTACATTGACGGCCGAGAGGTTGCTCGTGCAACCGCAAACCCAATGCAAACAGAGCTTAATCGTTTGACAAAGGTAAGCAATTATCGAAAGGGGCTAGTCTAATTGTACGATTTCAGAGAAACGACGCCCTTCACGGGTGCAGATGATAATCAGCTTCCAGCAGAAGCGATGCTAATCGATGGACAATACATTGAGAATCTTGTGCCCGGATATAGGACGCTGCAAGTTGGTGGACGAGAGCTTCTTAAGCAATCTGCTACTAGCAATGCCATAGGCATATCTGATGGGGAAACACTTGAATACGTTCGCAACCCATCTCGCGAGATAACTGTTGGCTATCAGCTTATTGCTGATGATGATGAGGCATTTCGCACCGCCTTCTATAAGCTAAGTGGCATCTTGCACGGTGACACTCATCAGGTTTCGTTCAATGATGACTTGTCTGTGTATTGGAATGCCGTGCTCACAGATGTTGACGATGTTCCTAAAGGCAGAAATGCAATCACATCTTCGTTCACTTTATTTGTTCCGGATGGCATTGCGCACTCGGTAGCCACGCAGACGGCTGACAACATGCCATACAAGAATTATCCAGTAAATCAGCTACACAATACTGGCTTTGGTTGGAAAAATAGCAACGATTGGAATCCTAGCATATGGACTCCTGATGGCACCATAACAAATCAAGACGGCATTATCACATCCGCCAATACGAGCAAGTCTGTTATTCAGCACACTGTTAGTCAAAGCGAATCAAGCTGGATTACATCAGGAATGACAGTCACCATATCAGTTTATGTTCAAGGACAAGGCAGCGTTTCTTCAGGATATTTTAATGGCTCTGATTGGGAAGAAGATAATCAAGCCCAACAAGTTGATTCTGATGATTATGTCCAGTTAAGCTTCACGAGGGTTATCAACGCTGCTCATCTTGATGACGGCAGTCCAATATTTTCTATAAATGCTTTTTGCCCGAGCTCGACGATTCAAATAAAGCTTCTTAAGGTTGAATTAGGATCAACTGTGTCTCCATGGTCGCCTAACCCAGCTGATCCTGAATACTATGCTGACACCATCACGGTACACAATGGTGGCACTTATCCTGTTGAGCCAGTTATTACTGCAACTATGCATGCTGATAATGGATTTCTAGGATTTGCCAATAGTCAGGGTGGCGTACTTCAATTTGGTAACCCTGAAGAAATTGATGGCTATACAAGTGAAGAAAGCGAAGTGGCCTTGAATTTGGCAGCCGTGCAAGGCTCACATATGGATAATCAAGCCGCCACAAACAATCCCTATTGGGGTGGTGATCCTAGTATGCCTAATGAACAGATTGGCAATGCGATTTGGACGCAGGACAGCTACGATGGCTGGAAGGTTGAGCCTAATTGGCCCAGTATTACTGGTACTCATTTGTATTGGAATGGGCCTTCAATCAAACACGATCTCGTCCAGACGCATAATGGAGACTTTAAGGGCAATCTGACTTGGGATGTCATGACGCGCTTTCAAACTGGTGTAGCACAGGTAGGTGCACTCGAAACAACGTTAGAAAGTGACGGTAAGCCAATCTTTCAGATGATACTGAAGGATAATAGCGCATTGTCTGATCAGATTTGGTGGATGTGCTACTACAAAGGTCAGCTAGTCGTCAATGAACAGTTGGATCGCAGCATTTTCACTAATGACAAGTTCATTCAGTTGGAATTACAGAAATTTGGTAATTCAGTTGTTTTCCGAGTGTCCCCATGGGTTGGCAATCAAGGACGAGAGACGACTATTACCCGTCAATTCACTTTTGCGGACGCTGCCGATGTTGAGACCAAGCAATTCTCAACGTGGTTCATGCGTGACAAGACATGGGGAGAGTCGACTATGTATCTGATTGCGTCCACCGTCAAATGGCAGAACGTTAGCTGGTATACGAATATCAAGAATCGTTTTAGCAATGGTGATGTTCTCAAGATTGATGTGGCTAACGCTAAGACGTACTTGAATGGTTCTCTTGACCCAACCATGCACACGCTCGGTAATCAATGGGAGCAATTCAAACTGCCACCCGGTGATACTAAGATTGCTATCACGCCCTCGAGCTGGGCACAACCATTTGCATGTGAAGTCGAGATAAGGGAGGCCTGGCTATAAATGAAGTATTACTTTGCAGATCGAAAATCAAACATTTTGGGTGTTGGGTCGACCGATGGCAAAGGCGAATGGCGAATTGACAACGATATCGAAACACAAAGTGTTGATAATCGTCCTGCGGTCGAGCTTTCTCTTGATATTCACTTCACGACTGATCAGGAACAAGCAGTCAATGAGATGGCTAAAGCAACCAACTTCATCATGTATCAAGATGAAGAAGGCAATGCTCACCAAATGGTGATTGAATCGGTTGACCATGATTCACTAGGCCACATTCACTCAATTGTTGCCAGCGATGCTGGTAATGATTTAATTAACGAAACCGTTGGCGCCTTCAAGGCCGACAAGCCATATACGATTGCTGAATACATCCTCATGTTTACAAATGATTCTGGCTGGGAGATTGGCATCAACGAATTTCCTGACAATGTTCGAACACTCGAGTGGACTAGTGAAGAATCATCGTTGGCTCGCATTATTGCCGTGGCAAAAGATTTTGACGCTGTGCTTAGTTTTGGCTTTGAGTTTGTTGGAACCAACTTGGTTAAGCGTGTCATTAACATTCGGCATGAAACGGCCGGTGACAGCTTGATTTCCTTTGAAATGAATAAGGACATCAACAATATCGTCACGCACCTCGATACCTATGACATGGAAACATCGATTAAGGCTTATGGAGCGGTGCCAGAAAGCACGGATGGATCAACTAATCAGGATCCAATCAACTTGATCGGCTACAAATGGACTGATCCAACGGGACAGTTTGTGCTTGATCAGTACGGGTTCTTGCACGATACCATTGCTGTGCAGAAATATTCAAGATTGTTAAGCAACAGCAACCCTAACCCAACACAGTCTGACTGGAATCGGGTTAAAACGTTTGATTCAAAATCGCAGGCGGAACTTTTGCAAGCGGCTTTGGCAGACTTGAAAAAGTATAACCACCCAAACGAAACGTACGACATTGATTTGGTTAATTCGCCATACGTACCGCTTAATCAAACCGTCCACATTGCCGATGAAAACCAGCAACTATTCTTGTCTGCCAAGGTATTGAGCATTGAGCGCAGTCGCGCTAACCATTCTGTAAAACTGACTTTGGGTGAGTTTGCGCACGAGACCGTCAGCTTTGACGAACGCCTCAGTGAGCTTGCCAACCAGATGTCGAATATCTCAAAAACCGTTCAATACTATCCTTGGCTCCGCTATGCCGATGATGATCAAGGAACAAATATGAGTGCCTTCCCAACTGGCAAGAAGTATATGGCAATCGTTTGGTCAAATGAGACATCCGTTCCAAGTGACAATCCAGCTGATTACGCTGGCCATTGGGCGCTTATTCAGGGCAAAGATGGTGTTGACGGTGTTCCGGGTGATAAGGGTGCAGATGGCCGTACAAGCTATTTCCACACCGCTTGGGCAGATGATGTAAGTGGCAAAAGTGGGTTCACGGTATCCGGTGGCGATGGAAAAAAGTATATTGGCACCTATAGCGACTTCACACAGGCCGATAGCACCAATCCAGCTGATTACAACTGGGCGCTTTTTAAAGGTGACAAAGGTGATCAAGGACCGCAAGGTCCACAGGGACCACAAGGGCCACAAGGGGTTCCCGGAAGCAAGGATGTGCCATACACGTACATTCAGTTGGGAACACCCACAAGCCCCAAGAAAGGCGACCTGTGGTGGCACGGGAAAACGCTTAACGATGCCACAGCATTGCAGTATTACGACGGCTCAAAATGGGTCGATCAGAGCATTCAGCAAGCAGTGTTGAATATCAAAAAGTTGCAATCAATTGAGGTTGACAGCGCAGAAATTAATTCTCCAACAAT